ACAAAGACTTTACTGACAAGTGACTACTTAGATATTGATAGACCTGATCCTAGTGTTTATCCACGTGGAATACTTCTTTTTAACACAAGACGTAGCACATATGGTGTAAAACAGTTTAAATCAGATTACTTTAGTAGAACAAACTTTAGTGATACTACATTATATCCTACACTGCCTACTGAAAAGGATGCATGGGTAACAAGTAGCGGAAGTACATTTGGACGCAAAGCAGTAAGAACAGTAGTTGTAAATGCAATGAAGAGTGCATTAGATGCTAGCGCAGAATTACGTGAAGATGCAAGAACATTTAACGTTATTGCAGCTCCTGGATATCCAGAGCTAATAAGCAATATGGTAAGTTTAAATAATGATAGACGCCAAACTGCATTTGTTGTAGGCGATAGTCCAATGAGATTAGCAGCAACAAGTACCGCTATAGAAAACTGGGCAACAAACGCAGCATCAGCTGCTGATAATAATGAAGATGGATTAGTAACAAGTGATCCATATCTAGCAGTATTTTATCCTAGTGCAACAACTAACGATTTAAATAATAATACAATTGTTGTTCCAGCAAGTCATGCAATATTAAGAACAATTGCAAGAAGTGACGATATTAGTTTCCCTTGGTTTGCTCCAGCTGGCACAAGACGTGGACTAGTAGACAATGTTGCAAGTATTGGATACATTAATTCATCAACAGGTGCATTTATAAACGACAATATTCGTGAAAGTGTAAGAGACACACTATACACAAATAGAGTTAATCCAATAGCATTTTTCCAAGGTAGCGGAATACTGAACTACGGAAACAAAACAAGAGCTGCAACTTCAAGTGCATTAGATCGTATTAACATATCAAGATTAACAGGGTATTTAAGACGACAGTTACAGACTATTGCTACAGGGTTTGTATTTGAACCAAATGATAAAATAACAAGAGACGAAATAAAGCAACAAATTGAGCAAACACTCAATGATCTAGTTGCAAAGCGTGGTGTTTATGATTATTTGGTAGTATGTGATGATACAAATAACACATCAGATAGAATTGATCGTAATGAGTTATACGTAGACGTTGCTATTGAACCTGTAAAATCAGCAGAGTTTATTTTTATTCCTATAAGATTAAAGAACACTGGTGAAATTGCAAGCGGAAATGTAGCAGCAGCAAGCACAGTTTAACAAATATAAAAAAATACAATGGGGGTTTATGCCCCCATTTTTTATGACAAAAAACTGATAAATACTTTTATAATTAGATTAGGAGCAGAATGAAATGTCAGTTTCATCATTAACAAAGTTTACAGTACCTATTGACGGTGACCAGAGTGCAGCAAGTCAAGGCTTGTTAATGCCAAAACTAAAATATCGTTTTAGAGCGAGTTTTGAGAACTTTGGTGTAAGCACACCTAGAACTGAAATGACAAAGCAAGTAATGAATATAACTCGTCCTAGTGTTACATTTGAAGAGAACATAATTGATATTTACAACAGTAAAGTATACCTAGTAGGTAAACATACTTGGGAACAAATCACAGTAAACTTACGTGATGATGTAAACGGTTCAGTTTCAAAATTAGTAGGCGAGCAAGTACAAAAGCAATTTGATTTTATGGAACAATCAAGTGCAGCTTCCGGTATAGATTATAAGTTTATTACACGTTTTGAAATATTAGATGGCGGCAACGGTGCTAGTACTCCTAACGTTCTTGAAACTTGGGAACTATATGGTTGTTTTATAGCAAATGTAAACTACAATGATTTAGACTATGCATCACAAGAACCAGCACAAGTTACTCTTAGTGTAAGATTTGACAATGCAGTTCAAACACCATTAGGTGAGGGCATTGGGTCAAGTGTAGCAAGAACAGTTGGACAGGTTGTAACTGGCTAATAGGAGTTAGTTATACATGGCTAGTGTTAATCCACTTTTAAATGGAATGACCTCTGACAAGACGGTTAGAGATTATAAACACGCATCTAAAACTTTTGTAGACAATAACTATGAGTTACAACCAAAATACAGTAACTTATTTCACGTTGTTTTTGAGTTTACACCAGATGCGGCTACATTATTTGATACAATACAACAATTAGAAATTCCAATACTTGTTAAAAGTGCAGACTTACCCTCTTATACCCTAGATGTGCAAACTCATAACCAATACAATAGAAAAACACAAAGTCATCATAGTTTTCAATATCAACCAGTCACAATACGCTTTCATGATGATGCAAAAGAAAACATAAGAAACTTATGGCACAAATATTACATATATTATAATGCAGATCCTACTTATGATTTAGATGGAAACAGTTACACAACTTCAGATAAGTACGCAAACAGAACCCAACAACAATGGGGATTACAAAGAGGTAATAAAAGATTTTTTAAAAACATAAAAATCTATAGTATGCACAATCATAAATTTGGTGAGTATACTCTTGTAAATCCTATAATTACTGCTTTTAGTCATGATCAACATGCTTATGCTAACGGCGGTTTAATGGAAAACACAATGCAAATAGCATATGAAACGGTTAAGTATGCTACAGGTTTTGTCAATAATATTACGCCAAGGGGATTTGGTGATATACATTATGATGTAGAAGTAAGTGATTTAAGTGCAGACAATTTATCAATTGGAGAAGATAACGCATTTATAGATGGTTCAATTAGGACAACAACAGGTGAACGTCCTAAAGATTTATTCCAAGGCAATGTCATAGGTACAATTACAGATGCAGATATAATTTTTAACCAGTCACGCCTTACTACTGGTAATGTAATACAGGACACTATTAGTATTTTTGCTAATAACTTGTTAACTGGCAAAAAACCTAGTAGTAACATATTAGTACCAGTAACTGGTGCAGCAGAAAAAGTAGCAAACAATTTTGCAGGAGATGTTACTGATGGAATAATAAATTATTTCACAGGCGAAAATACAACTAGTACAAGACCTAATAATAGTGATATAGTGCCTACAAATGGCATAGTATTTTCTGAAGGACAAAATATTCAAACATATAGAAGCAACATTACTAACTCTAGTACATATGATATAGGTTTTGCAAATCAGGTTCCAAAAGCCGGCACAAAATCCAATGCAGCTAAAATAAGTGATATGCGAACTGTTGGTGAAAAAAGTAGTATTGTAAGTAAACCTTTAAGCAAATTAGTAGACGCAGGAACATAATATGGCACAGGATACAAATTTACCACTAGTACAACCTGCAGATAATTTTGATCAAAGAGTACAGGATTATTTTACAAACTATTTTACAAATCAAATCAGCATGACTGACATGGAGTACGAAGCAACAAAAAGTTTTTTTGTAGCAAGAACTGCAAATACTGATGCTGCGGCAGCACTTACTGCTGCAACAATAGAAGCGGCCAACGAACTTAATGTAAACATTTTAGATATTATACAACAATTTGAAGGTGTTGCTGATTTAAAAAGTGCAATACCTACCTTTTTAAATTTAAGTAGACGTAGTTCAAGTTTACTAGGTTACGAACAAAACATTACTCCAAATGAAAATATAGCCAGACAAATAGAGGCTTGACATGTTTAGTCGTAACAAGTTTGCAAACGGCATATACGAAATGAAAAATCCACAAAAATATAGTGGAAATAAATCTCCAAGATATAGAAGTGGATGGGAACATGCATTTATGCGTTTTTGCGACAACCATCCAAGTGTTGTAAACTGGGCAAGTGAAGCAATACAAATACCCTATCGCAATCCTCTTACAGGCAAAGGCACAGTTTATGTGCCAGACTTTATAGTAGTATATCAGGACAAACGTGGCAATAAACACGCAGAGTTGATTGAGATTAAACCCAAAGCACAGACTATGCTTACTGAACGTACTCGTGAAAAAGAAAAACTTGCTATTGCTATTAACCATGCAAAATGGGAAGCGGCAGCAAAATGGGCAAAACATAAAGGACTACGCTTCAGAGTTGTAACTGAAGATGATATTTTTCACAACGGTAAACGCTAAGGATAACTATTACTATGACCCGTAAACTAGAAGAATTATTTGATATTGCTCCAGCAAATGAACAGGATTTGACTGAAG